ATCCCATGTTTCTCTACGGCCTTTTTCTTCAAGCCATCTAGAATATCTAGAAAGATAGATAAAGTTTTGGTATTCAGTTGGCAGTTGCATCTATATCCTCTCCATATCTAAGTTCTAAAATCATTTGTGCATAATGAATAATCTTTTCAATATCCTTTGCTCCCTCACCTTTAGTACGATGACGGGTTACATACTTTACTATATTACCTTCAAAGAAATCAAGTTCGTTAGCATAAATATATTCCATAGGTTGTATTGTACATTTCTTATAATGATCACCACCTACTTGATAATCTTTTATTGACATTCTTCATTCCTCTCATCGTCCGACTTAATATAATATAATTTATATTTATACTTAGGATCTTCTTTTATTTTTTCAGTTACTTCATATGCATAGGTTCGTAATGAACTTGCATTTATATTAGCATTCTCACAAATAAATTCAAAGTTATCACACGTTACTCCAACACTGCAGAAGAACCAGCCTTTAGCTTTATTATGTAATACTTTATTTCCTATATTAGCTAGATCTAATATAGCTCGTTTGATAACAGCCACATATAATTCACGTTCAGGTTCAAGTTCTTTACTATCAAACTGAATTATAGGATCAACAAATACTACTTTATTTTTCTTAGGCTTGTACATTACGTTTTATAAATCTACCAGTAACAGGATCTTTTTTTGTATTACGATCTCTATCTAGTTGTATTTTATTTTTCTTTCTATGCTCAGGATCTTTAGCAGCTTTCTGATATGCTTCAGAATTTTTTATATTCTCACCATGTTTCTTTCTATCTTCAGGATTACTAGGATTACTCCATCTTTTACGTTGTCCTTCAGACAGTTTCCTTATCTCTTTGGGATTTTCAAATCTTTTCTTTGCAGCCTCAGACAGTTTTCTTTTAAATTCAGGATCTTCATAGCTCTCAACAGGACGATAGAACTTACCACCTACTCGTGAGTTATAGTAAGCTGGTTCATCTGTGCCTTCAAAGGTAGAAGAGAGAACATTAAATTTCATCTGATAGTATAACTCATAGTAACGTAAGCTACGTTTATTCTTATACTCAGCTATGATTTCAAATTTAAAATGTTTCTTACCTATCTTCTGTATATCTTCATTGAGCCACTTAGATGAACCAGTGTAGGTTTTCCAATCTGATTCTCTCTCCTTTAACTTAGTATATAATTTGTATTGCTTACAACCTATATAACCTTTACCACTTTGAAGATTAGTTATGAGATAAACAAATCCAAACTTATCAAGATTGGGAACAAACTCCTCGTCCTTTTTGTAGAGAAGCCAATGGTGATCTACCATGCATGGATCTCTTCAACATCCGGTTCACGTACAACCTTAGTAAGATACCTGTATCCTCTTGCATAGTTGTATACCCGTAAACCTTTTCCATCATTAGCATCCTTCCAACATTCTTTCTTATGATTGCAATACAAGCAAGCAGTTCCTAGTCTACGATTACCTGAAGCTCCCTCTTTAACATCACTATAACATTTATTAGGTGGAGATTTATTTTCCACTAAAGATTTTAAATACTTAACTCTATCTCCAGCATCAATCATTTCCAATGAATGAACAGGAGCTAAACATATCTCTCCACTTTGTTTATTGATAGCTAGGAAAGCAGCTTCATCCATTCCATTAGCTTCTGAATAGGCAGAGATCTGTGCTATATAACCAAAGGGATCATCATTAACTAGATCTCCCTTATCAAACTTTTCATATCCTCTGGGAGAAGTAGACTTACAATCAACTAACACCCCGTCAATCACACAATCCTGATGTCCTTTAACCCCATGAATATCCAATTCTTTTTGTGTATCTGTAACTGTATGACCAGATAATTTAGACAAGGCTATAAGTAATTCTTCCAGAATATATCCATATAAAAACTTTATTCTAGTAGAAGGAGTAAAGGCTATGGCCTTATCATTTAGATTAACATCATACCATATCTGTCTATCAGGTCTACCAATAGCAGATAATCTAAGATTACTATTACCTTCCTTTCTTTTTTCAGTTAAGGCTGTTAACAAATGAGTTTTTATATTATCTCCAAACTCATTTATAATATCAGTATTTATTTCATCTTCTTCTACAGAATTTTCAACCTCATTGAATAAACTATAGATATCTTTAACTAATGTATCTATTGATTTCATAAAGAAATAGGGGAGAGACTTTCATCTCCCCCCTCTCCTATGTTATAAGGTTAGGTAGCAAAGGGAATGTCTTCATCCCCTTCACCACTGACAAAACCACCATCAACTACATCAAAAGCCTCATCAGCTTCTGTATTATAAGGAATAAGATTAGTAACTTGAACTGCCCTCAAGTCAGCACCTACTCCAGCTCGTCCCTTAAATTCCCAATCATAGGTTGTGTAATGCACATTAACCTCTGATCCATTACCAATAAGGGTTTGGGTCATGGTTCTCTTCTGACCATCCACTAGATCAGGAGCACGGTTTAGGGAACCGTCTTTCCTACGAACTCTACGTTTGATCGTAACAAAATCTCCACGATCATCCCCTTTGTTCTTAACAGAAAGCCCATCCTTCTTAATAGTCTCCAAGTTTTTCTCATCAAGATTACATACATCAACAGACCATACCCCATCTGGGTCGAATGTGGTATTTGGGTTGGTGATAGCAGCCCAATAAGCAATTCCTGAAATTACTGACATATTTTTATAACTCCTTTATCAATGTTTAAAAACGAAGTGTCTCATAATTTATATTATTTGTCAAGTCTTAATGTGTCATGGCCCAAGTTTCCCCGTCCTGCCATGTACTATCTAAAGGACATCTAAGATTTAGAGTATGCTCTGTATCTTTGATTGCCTCTTTAGTGATAGTTCCGAATCGTTGCACATCTTTCTTTGCAACTTCAAATTGATATTCATCATGAATAGAAGCCACTAACTTAGCATCTACTCCTGTACTATTTATTCTTTGTGTCATATTAACTAACCAATCTTTACAGATAGATGCACCAAATCCTTGAATTATTGTATTAAGTGCAGTATGAGGACTACGAACTATAAGAGTACGTCCATCCAGACCTTTAATTCTTCCACCTTCTGCTGCTAGTAATACTTTCTTACGTGTCTCAGCTAAAGCTGGCATCCGGGTTAAGAACCTATCTATTAATCTGTATCCTTCAGATGTACTTCCACCTACTATTTTACCTAGCTTGGCTGCTCCAGCCCCATAACAAAAGGCATAGATAAAAGTCTTTGCTTGATCTCTATCTGTAAGACCAGCCATTTTCATATTAGCTGTATGAACATCTCCATTAACAACCTCATTAATATAATCTTTATCCTTAATCATATGAGCTAGTACACGTAGCTCAAGTCCAGCAGCATCTGTCCCTACTAGTGTGTGAGTATGAGGATTAGAAACAGTCCAACAATCTCTACACTCTTTTCCAAATGGACTACGTACTGCTGGTACTTGGGCCATGTTAGGATTATGGTGAGCCATTCTACCAGTAACAGTTCTTAATGTTAATACTCTTCCATGCACCTTACCTGTATTGTCATCACAACAATTTATCCATGATTGTATCTGAGCTATTCTCTTTTGTAATAGAAAGAACCTAGAAAATTGTTTAGCTTCCTTCATATTAATCTTATCAAGGATGGCTTCACTTACTATTATGTTACCCTTATCTGTAAACTGTTTAGGTTTCCATCCACGTTCCTCTAATCTAGTAGCTATCTGTTGTCGGGAACCTATATTAAATGGTATGTATTTTGTTTTAGTTTTTAACTCAACAACAGTTGGTTCAAATTCTATCTTGGCCCAACTCTCTAAACGATTAGCTTCATCAGTTAGCCTAGCTAAAAGTCCAATAGCTTTCTGCATATTTAAAGTGAAACCATTTCGTTCCTGTTGATCTATGATAGCTCTAATCTTATGTTCCAATTTAATAGAGTATGAAGAAAAGTTTCCTTTCTCTAAGCTAAGTTGTTTATACAAAGTCTCAGTAACATCTACATCATTCTTACAATACTCTAACATCTCTTTTGTATATGTAGAGAAGTCTTCTTGTTCTCCTTTAGGATGTCCTAATCTCTCACCCCAAGCAGATAAACTATGACCACCATCTCTAATTGGATTAAAGAGTTGAGATAATATAAGAGTATCAATGACTTGCTTTAGTTTAATATTAGTATTTAATAATCTATTTAGAATAGGAGCATCAAACGATACTCCATTATGCATTATAAAATTATCTACAGTAGATGCCCAAGGTTTAAATGTTTCAAGATTAGTATGATCCCATACATTAACTTCAGATGTAGTAATATCTTTAGCTACAATGCAATGTATCTTGGACGGGTTAAGACTTTCTGTTTCGATATCTACGATTGCATTCTTCATAGTCTTCATCTTGCCCACACCAATTGCATTCTTCACCCTTTCCTATATACAATATTGTATGTTCCACTGAACACCAGTGTTCCCACATACTCTCTTTCATATTCCAAAACTTTCTCCACATCCACATTGAGATGTAGCATTAGGATTTTTAAATACAATATAGTTACCATTAATACCTTTTGAAAAGTCTATAGTTGTATTTATCATTAGAACTTCTGCATCTTTCTTAATATATAACTTACCCTTTTTAAGTGGAATTATATCATGTTGATCTGGAATGTCAAATAAAACATCCCATTGATAAGTGAAGCCAGCACAACCACCACCTTTAACACCAAGCTCTATGCCTATTGCATTTTCTGAGCTAACAATATCTGATAGATGATTATCAGCTTCATTTGTTATTGATACTAACATTTATATTTTCCTTTATCTTTACTAGCTTTGCATCAGGTACTTTTATATGAAAGAATAATTCATTGGCACTCATTCTATTATCTACAGGTTTAATATCACTTTCATTAACTATCTTACCATCCATAAACCATCCCTGATCTAAGGGTTTGTTAAAGATAACAAAGGTTAAACTACCATGACACCCTTCCCTTGTCCACTTGTCTATCAACCTTCGTTTCCTATATGGAATACGTATCTCCTTCCAAGAGTCAGGCCAATGATCATGCCAACCTGTCTTTACTTCTGTTTCAAAATAACATTCAATATTATCTTTATCTTTACATACAATATCTACTCCATATGTTTCTTTAGAATCAATATCTTTATATCCATTTGATCCTAGCCAATTACTTAAAGCATTCTTAGCTATTGAATCATACTTATTATATGTATCTTTATCAAAACCTTTTCTCATATTAGTTATCTCCAATATTAAAAGGACTATCAATCTCTGACATCCTTCCTGTTTCTTTGTTATAAAATAGATAGGTAGCTATTCCAGTATCTCCAGTGTATCTATTCTTTAGGATACGTACTGTTGTAGTATTAGATAGTATAGGATCATCATCCTGTTGGTTTCTTTCCAAAGCTATCACCCCGTCCGATAAGTGGCCGATTGATGCTGACCCTCTGAGGTGTGAAAGTGTCACCTCTTTGCCCCCTTCATGTCCTATATCACCAGCAGGTCTACGTAGATGTGATACTAACAGTAAGCATATACCTGTCTGTTCCACAAGAGATCTTAGCTTGGTCATCAAGATGTCAATGGACTTACGTTCATCTGTATCTTCCTGACCTGACACTAGGATACTTAGATGGTCAAGGCATATCCATTTACAATCCAATGCTTGTGCCATGTATCTAACTCTGGCTAGTATCTCATCGTTATCTACTGATCCAAAGTGATCGAAGGCAAAGAACCTACCAGAATTAATAGTCTCTTCTTGGAATTGTTTCAGTTGTTCAGGTTCAAATCCTTCTCTAACTTCCTTAATATATAGACGAGCATTAGCTTCCACTGACATTATATTCCATGCAGTATTCTTAATGCTTTCTTCAAGAGCTAACACTCCAATGTTATCTTCTGTGTTACGTAAGAAGTGGTGCATAAGTTCTCGTATTATGGATGATTTTCCCATTCCCGACCCGGAACAAAACGTAATTAATTCCCCGGTTCTCATTCCGTAAGTCTTCTCATTCATCTTAGGCCAAGGGTAGAGACAAGTCTCACAATAATCTTCCTCAAATAATTTATCACCTAAGTCTTTAAGATTAATAATACCTGCAGGTGTAAATGGTTTAGCATTCCACCATGCTTGGGTGAATGGTTCACGTTGATGCATCTTTAAATATTCATTAGCATCTTTATGTTCCATGCTCATAATCTTACACTTATTAGGAGCAAACAACTGTGCTACTTTTTGTGCAGCTTCCTGTCCTTGCTTGTCCATATCAAAGCATATGATTATGTTGTCATACTTATCTAGATAATTAAAGGCTTCCTTGCAATCTCTTAATGCTCCAGCAGCACCTGTCTTAATAGAAACTGCGGGCCATTTCGATCCCATCAATTCATAGGCCGACATAGCATCCACTTCACCTTCACATATAGTTATGTACTTAGCCTTCTGATTAAATATATTCTGACCAAAGAGTACAGCATCGGTCATCTCTCCTTCAACCCACATCTTCTTATCTCTAGTCTGTCGTACTTTATTACCTATGTGTTCTCCCTTATCATTATAGTATTGATATAAATGATGGGTAGTTATATTACCAGCACGTTTAACTTTAGTATTAAATTTCTTAGCAGTCTCCATAGAGATACTACGTTCATGTATCTCTCCCCATTCACCTACTGTTGCCATACGATTTACCTTTATCTTTGGTATTGATATTATGTTTTCAGTATTACTTCC